CCGTCACCTGCCCCAGCAGGTTCTGCCAGCGGTCGGTCTGCTCCACCCCTTTGGGGAAGAGCGCCCCGGTGCCCGCCGCCGGGGGCAGGTCGTCCACACGCAGATCAATACCGGTCAGAGCCGGGCAGCGGGCCAGCCATTGCAGCAACTGTTCAAAATAGGTTTCGTTCACGCGCTTTGTCTCCCCCTTTCCGATCAGTTACTCAGGCTGTGCGCGCCGCTGCCGGAGCGGGTCCACCAGCCGCCCGCTTCCACATGGGCAGCCTGCCCGGCCGCTGTTTTACAGTCTACATACTGCACAGCGGCCAGCCCCGGCACTTTGGCGGGGGTAAAATCCAGCCATTGGGTGTAGCTCACCTCCGGCCCGGTGCCTGCAAGCACGCGGTCATGGGGTTCCAGCGTATAATCCCGGCCAAACGCCGCATGTTTTTCCGGGATAACCAGCAAAAACGCCGTGGCCGCACTGCCTGCGGGGCCGCTGCCGCCTGCCGCGGTTTCACGGCGGCGGGTATCAAAGTGTACGCCATGCACAACGGTGCGCGTGATGGTATGTGCCGCCGGGTCCGCATGGTAGAAGGTAACGGTCTGGCAGCACAGGGGGTACTGTAAGGGCGCGGCCATCAGCCCACCCCGCCGCTGGCATAGCGGCCAAACACCAGGTAGTCCTGCGCCAGGGCACGCAGGTAACCTTCCCGGCTCTGGATGGTTTCGGCGCAGAGCTCCGGCGGGGCAGCATAGGTTTCGCTCACGCTGCCCACGCTGGCGCTCACCACGCGGCAGCGCTTGTCCTCCTCCGCAAAGGCATACATTGCATCCGCCATGGCGCAGAGGGCGCAGGCTTCCGGTTCCTGCAGGCCCGCGCGCGGGCGCACATCAAACATACTTTTGTAGCGCTCCAGCTGGCGAGCGGCGCGGGTAATAAAGCGTGCAAAGCTTTCCTGCGGGATCTTTTCGCCCAGGTAGCTGGCGGTATAAAATTCGTAATCCGGCAAAGGCATTCCTCCTTCTCACAGGATTTTCTTTGGCAACACCGCACAATTCCCGCCTGACGGCTTAAGCACCGCTCCGGCGGCTGCGGCACGGCATCTGCGTTGCCAAA